GACTTTGCGGAATCCCTCAAATCGGGCATACAGGAACACCATTGCCGTAATGACTGCTGCAATCCCAGCCGCAATCAGACCGAATGGCGTGACTGCGAACGAGGCTCCGAGGGCGAGGTTGGCGAGTTTCGCTGCGTTCGCTGCGACGGTGTAGGCGATTGTTGCGGTGCGAAGAGTCACAAGAGCCCCGGCAACAAACAGGATGGCGGTTCCCATCGGCCCGAGATTTGAGGTGAAGTTGAGAACCGACTGCCCTAAGAACTTGAACGCTGCTCCGGCTCCTCTCTCTCCAAGCAGGTTTGCGAACTGCTGCAGAACAGGGAGGATCGAGTCGTTGATGAATGTCAGCATCGCCTTGAATACGGGTAGGAGGGCCGTGCCGATCTCTGCACGGATGTTCTGGAACTGCGCTGCGAGGATGCGCTGTTGATTTGCCGCTCCATCGGAGGTGCGAGCGAAGTCTCCCTGAGCGAGGGCTGTGTCCTTGAGGATGAGGGCGTAGGCGGCCTGAGCCTTCGCTGCAACGCTCAGGTTGCCCTTGCCGTTGTAGAGCCCGAGATTGAGAGCCTCCTGCTTCAGGCGCACATCGTTGAGGGCGACTCCGAACCGTTTGAGGGGCTCAGTCTCCCCGGAGAGACCCGAGCGGAGGGCTTGGATGGCATCCTCGATGTTGGTGTTGTTGAATGAGGCGAGGTCTGAGGCCAACTGAACGAGCGTGACGCTCATGTTGGCTGCCTGCTCCCTGCCGACTCCGAATGCTTGGAACAGGTTGCCGTAGGTTCCTGCAGCCTCGAGGGCTGCCTGTTTGGAGATGCCTGCGGCGACTGCGCTCTTGGCTGCGAAATCCTGCACGATGCCTGCGGAGTCTGCGAACACCACATTGACCTTGCTCTGTGACTCCTCCAGCGCAGAGGCGGCATCTACGAGGTTCTTGCCGATGACTGCAGCCGCCCCGATGGCGACTGCTGAAATCTTGGCGAGGCCAGCAACAAGGGATCCTGCTGCCTTGTTGGCATTGAGGAGACCGAACGCCGCCTTGTCTGATCCTGTTTGCAGCCGCTTGAAGTCGCGGATGGCTCGATCTATTCCCTTCGCGTCAAAGGTGGAAATGATAGGAACGACTACTGCCATCTCAGATTCCTCTCACTCCGAACCTGCCGAGGGAGGTGCGGCTCCGGGCGGATGCGAACGCTGATTGCTTGGCTGTTCGAGACTCGGCTCCTGCCGCGAGCGACTTGTTCACGACCTTCTCTGCCTCTGCGACTGCGGCCCTGATCTCGCTCTCGATGGCTGGGAACTTGGAGAGAACTCCGGGCCACATCGCCCTCGATGCCTCCCCCTGCTTCCCTCGCAGATTGGGGATGAAGTTCGGGTGACTGCCTCGGGTGCTGAGCCTGCCTGAGATGTCAAAGACTGCGCCTGCAGGATCGGTCTGCACAAGTTTCACGACGGGAGCCATCCCCGTGAGGCGATTGACCCTGCCTCCTGTTCTGACCTTGACTCCCTTACGGGCTGATGGGCCGTAGTATTTAGGGAACCCTCCCTTAGTTCTTTGCCCGGAGGCTGATGCCTCCCAGCCGCTCAGAGCATCCGAATCGGGGAACAGGGAGCCCACATAGTCTGCGATGGGTTGGGCCGCTGTGCGCATCCTCCCCGTGATGGTCTTATGCAGCGACCTATCCAGATAATAGAGTTCTTGTAGCACCCTCTTGATTCCGTCAATCTGAGTCACAGCCGCCATGATTACTCCGATGGTATCAGCGGCGCATCCTCTCCGCCTTCCAGCGTAGGTACGCCCACATTTCTCTAATCATCTCATCGCCAGAGTCGAGGAGATCGAGGGGTGAGATTCCTGTTTCGCAGGCGAGGGCCGCGATCAGGTAGGTGGCTGACTCTGATCCAAAGGGCCCGGATCAGCCGCCTCTCGGGGCGAGCATGATACCACGGTGCTAATCCAATCGGGATCGAAACGGAGCGCAGTCTGCTTCGTGCGAGTCAGAGCAGACCAAGCGAGCCATGCGAGGTCGGTGAGCCGGAGGTCGGAGTCGAGGCGAGCCACGCTCCGATTCCATGTGCGCTCAAACCCAACGAAATCGGGGAATGCGGCATCCACATCCACCTTGTCGCCGTTGATGAACTCAACCGTTAGCGCAATCTTCATCGGCCCTGCTCCTCTCTGATGCTCAGATTACGATGTTGCCTTTGCGAGAGATCCGCCTTGGAAGGTCAGTTCGCTGGTTCCGAGTTCTCCGACTCCGCCGTTCAGCGGTGTGTGCGATGCGAGGTACGCACCCGTAATCGTGTACGAGGGGTTCTCTGCGCCGACTGCCGATGAGGTCGGCTTGAACACAACCGTCGTGGTCGTGCCTACCAACGGGTAAACCGTCGCCTCAACATTGGCGGCTGCGAAGTCCTGCTGCAGCGTCACCGTTGCCGAGATGTTGCCGAGACCATCCGTGAACTTACGGTTGTTGTCTCCGAACGCTGTGACCTCCACAGCCTCCTTCTCGTAGTTGATGACCACATTCGTGGCTCTGCTCGAGAGATCCACCGAGTTGATGGTGACACTTACGTCTTTGAGAACAATCTGCGCCATGAGGAGTTACTCCTTGTCTTTCTCGGCCTTGTTCTTGGGAACTCCTACGGCTCCGAGGTGGCCTGCCTCGATGAGAGCCGCAATGTTCGCGCCCGGGAGATCCTGCTCAGTCACCAGATCGCCGTGCTTGTGACCTGAGATCAGGTCGCTAGTCACCTTGTACTGAGCCATCATTCATCTCCTAGCCGTGAACTGTTACTGTGAACTGTACCTGAAGGAAGTCGGCATCCGCAACTGTGAGAGAGGTAATGTTCGCTGCGTTTGAGAGGATCAGGGTGTTGCAAACTCCTCCGAGAGTCGGGTCTGCCTCGATGGCTGCTCTGATCGAGGAGGCCCCGGAATAGGCGAGGTATCCATCCAGCAGGCTGTGGGCTGTTCGATCAACCCAGCGGCCTGTGACTGCTGTGATGCCCCAAGTCATCATCACATCGCCTCCTCCCATCGCTCTGTGGTACTCGATCTGCTGGAGAACGGGGAAGGCGAAAGGGGGGTTGAGTTGCTCTGGCTGATAGGAGTAGGCCCTGAGCCCCGAGATGGTCGCGAGGCGAGTCTGGAGCCCGGAGGCGACCTGAGATACCGTTGCAGGCATTAGGCGAGCCCGAGGATGCGGTAGGGCTGCAGCAGGTCGCGAACATCGGGATCAACGGAGCGCACCTGTAGGGCCATGTCTCCGAAGCCGACTACGCCGAGGGCGGCGTTGTATCGCGCAAAGCCTCGAATCGAGAGGAGGATGCAGGCTTCTCGAACATCATCGGGAACGGAGGGCCATCCCCAGACTGCCGTGACTTGAACGCCCGGGAGGTCAGGGGGAGAGAACAGGGGGAATGACTTCCCTCCCGTTGCTTGGATGAGCGTGTAGGGCCGAGACTGCAGCGAGGCGTTCGTTGGCCCGAGGATGTAGTCCGTGTTGAGGCTCCATGTCGTCTCGTAGGTTCCGTCGCCATCATCATCGGTCTGCAGAGTGATGCTCGTAGAGGAGAGATCCTGCACGGTCAGATGGTAGGAGTAGTTGGCGTAGAGCCGGATGGCAGTCGAGGTGGTCTGATAGAAGAACCTGTTGCAGTAACCGTCAATGCGGCGAGATGCGCCCTCGATGGCCTGCTCCAACAGCGCATTATCGGTGCTATCGGTCAGCCGAAGCACGGCCTTGACTTCTTCCAGCGTTGCGTACCCGTTGGTGATGGTCACGACTTCCTGCGCTTCCGAGCGCGAGGAGCGATGGCTCGCTCAGTCTCCGGAGCAATGGAGGTTGTCTCGCTCTCATGCCCGAGGGCTGCGAGAGCAGCATCAACAGCGGCGACTCGATCTGCGAGACCTCTGGCCTCGTAGCCTTTGCGCTCAAAGAGCAGGGCTTGAATCTCTAGTTGTCGTGCGTGACTCATCATGCCTCCATCGTAGAGGAGGCTGATGCCTCCGCGATCAGAGAACCCTCAGTTAGAAGGTCGGTGCGACAAGCCCGGTGCCGTTGATCTGAGCCCAAGCGTTCGGGTAGCGGTTCGCTGTGAAGGCGGAGTATCCGTACACCACGAGGGTCACATCGAGTTCGGCAACCTTTGGCTGCTCGAAGCGGAGGAGCATCGGGTCGCCACCAGCCTGCTCCCACAGGTGGAGTTCCTGCAGGTTGCCGACGTAGATGGTGTCCTGATCGGTGCCAGCACCCTTGTTGGTTGCCACGTTTGCATCCGTGATGACCGGGAGGCCGAGGATGCTGTAGCCGCTGTTGCCGTACTGAGGCGATCCTGCGCCCGTTGCAACAGGGTTCTGTGCAACAGCCGATGGAACCGCGAGTGGGCGGTTGCTGGAGTCCACTGCAGCCAAGATGAAGGCGAGGCGGCGTGGGTGCATGATGATCGCGTTGGGGCCTGCGAAGAAGGTGGTCTGCACCTTCTGAACGGCATCCGCCAACTTCGGGTACAACTCTGCCACCGTTGGTGAGGCATCGGTGTAAGTGACTGCCTGACCTGCCGAGGCGAACAGTTCCGCCACGAGCAGTTCATCGAGTTTGGTGTGGTATGCAGCGATGAGGTCTGCGATGACCAACGAATCAACATTCGTGCCACGCTCGATCGCCTGACGCGACACATTCTGCTGACCTGCGATGGTCTTTACCGTCAGGTCGAGTTTGGTGTCATCAATGTTGGTTTCCTGAACGGCTGCACCTTCGGTCTGCTCCGCAACTGCGGTTCCTGTGGTGACCTTCGAGATGGAGATGGTCAGACCTGCATCCGGGAGAGCGTGCTTGCGAGCGCGATCTGCAACGGGGCGGCCTGCTCGTGCGAGAGGAGCGGCGAGTTCGGTGAGGAACTGCGGAACGACCAAGCCTGCGAAGTTCGCTGAGGTCACATCACGACGCTCAACACGCTCCTCGTTCATGTGGCGAGCGAGTCGCTCTTGAGCGGCGTAGTCGTTGTTGAACTGTGCGGCGAACGCATCGCGGAGGAACGAGTTGCTGCTCTCCGGGCTGTAGGTGCGTGGCTCTGACTTGATGGTTGTCACGGCGGTCTCCTCTAGTTTGACCTCGGCACGGATTTCCGCAGCCTTAGCCTGACGCTCCTCAAGTTCGCTGTAGCGAGCGATCTGCTCATCCAATGAGCGGATCTCATCGAGGTTGGCTGCAACTGCAGCATCCTCCTCGGATGTAATGTCGCGACCTGCGGCTTGCGCCTCGTTCACGATGGTTTCGCTTGCGGCGATCAGCGCATTGCGCTTCTCAATGAGAGTGGCTGAGTGCTTCACGGTTGCTCCGTTTCTGTTGTCTCTGATTGTCTCGGAGTGCTTCTGCGAGTGACCCTCATCGGGTCGGCTCTATTGCGGCTGCCGTTTCGCTTTGGCGATCCTCAACTGTGCTTGTCGAAGTGCCATCGCGACTGAAGGGAGCGTAACAGAGGTCTGGGCGTTTCGCAACTCTGCCGAGGTCTCCTCATAGGCAGGGAAGGTGACTACCGAAACGTCGAATAGTTGCACCTCTTTCAGTTCTCGGATGCTCATCTCTCGGTTCCACGAGTCCTTGATGGTGCGGAACGCAAACGACATTTGTGAGAGGTCTCCCCGGCTCATGGCGGAAAGGACTCTCTGAGCGTCAGGGTTGGCAGGATCGAGTTCGGCCTCTACGAGCAGACCTCGCTCATCCTCCGACAGTTTCAGGGTTCCCGATTTGGTGCGAGCCAGAGGAACTCCCTCATGATCTACGAGGAGTCTCACATCGGCTCCATCGTTCAGGGTCTTGGTGAACGCTCCTCGCCGCACATACTCAATGAACGGCATCGGCTCCGAGGGAGAGTCAAAGACTGCGGCGTATCCGACTAGGCGGTTGCCGCCCTCGCGGCGGATCTCCATCGTGGAGTAGGCGACTGTGCGCCGCTCATCTACCTGCTTGGATACCCAGCGATGAGCCCGGATGCTCCGCTCGGCGGTCACCGTTAGGGTCTCGGCCCTGTGGACTACAAGCGTGTCAGTTCCCTCCCACTCGATCTCATCATCCTCCTCCTCGGCCTCATAGACCCGAATCAGGTAGGCAGGCTCATCCTCTGAGCCTTCAAGGCTGAAGTCGCCCGGGGATGCGGAGACTGAGCCATCGGTCTGCACCTGCTCAATCCTGCCGTAGGCTTCGCCGCCCGAGGAATCCCATTTCACGAAGGTGCCAACGGAGAGATCCTCAATGGAGGCTCGGGGTTCAATCGCGGCGATGCTCATCTCAGCGGATGAGTGTACCGCTCTAGCATCCAGCCTCTCTACTATGCGCTCGGCATAGGCCTGAGCCCTCTCTGCGCTCGATCTGCTGGAGCCTCCGCCCCAGAGGAGCATCGCGACCAGCCCCGGAGTGATCTCTCCGGGTTCATCAACAGCCGCAAGATCAACGATGTGTCGAGCAATCCACGGCCCTATCTTGCGCCATTTCTGCTCAGAGACCTGCCCAGCCGCCATCTTTCGAGCATCCTCGACAGTCTGAGGTTTGAGCCCGGAGCCTGATTTGCCCTCCTCATGCAGTCGGAGACCTCTCTCGGCTGAGGCTCGCATGAAGGCAGGGGCCGCAAGATTCGGCTCCTCTCTCTCCTCAATCTCCTCCCCTTGCTCCTCCGGCTCGCTGCGAGAGACCTCTCCGAGAGGCTCGATACCCTCGCTGATCGAGGCGGCGACCATCTGGGCGATGGCCTCATCTTTCGTGTCGTGGCATCCAATCACATCGAGGGTGCCATCAGTCTCCTGCTTGACTGCGGCCCATCCGCTGCAACCCGGGGCGTTGTCTGAGATTCCGTACGGCATGTCAATCCACGTCTGGCGTCATAACGCGTAGATCCGCTGAACCAACTTGTGCCGTAACAACTGCGTACATGGTTTGTTTGATGGGCAGAAAGATTTGAATCGGATGCGTGTGCTTCTCCAAAGGCATACCGTTGTCGGTAGTAACAGTGCCGTCACCAACGTAGATGGTTGCGCTGGTGACGATCTGCAGATAGATGTAACGGTTCTGATCGTCAGGATTCACGACGATAGTTGGTGTTGTTCCAACGGCTACAACTGACGACTTCATGCTTCCTCTTATCTCTCGGTGGTCGCTGCATCAACAAACATAAATGTCAACGCTCCACCCTCAACTCCTGCAACTGCTGTGCCAGAGATGCCGAGAACGAACTGATCTCCGCCCTCGTATGGCTCGCGATCCTCCTGATCTCTGGCCTCGTTCGGGGTCATCGTGCCAGACATGATTTGTGTTTGTTGCGCTCGGACTCGGGTGAGCAGGTCTGCCCTCTCGAACTCATCGGCGTTGAACTTGACCTGCTGCGGCATCGGCAGGAGATCAGAGAGAGCGACCTCGATCCTTCGCATCCACGGTAGGAGTGTGTATCGCACGAAGTTGATACCAGCGGATTCAACATTCTGGTATGTCTGGGAGTCTCCGCCTGTTCCGTTGATGAGATGCAGAGGGATGCGGTAGGCCCGTGCTATGTCTCGCACGAGAGCCTCTCGATGCTCCAGCATTTGCAGGTCTGCGGCAGAGGTCACGATTGGTTTCCATTTCAGCCCGGAGGTGAGGACTGCTGGGCGGCGATGCTTGTAGTGCGAATCTTCCCAGTTGCGGCGCACAAGTTCGGCCTGCTCCTGAGTCAGAGACCCTTCGGTCTCCAGCACGGAGGATGGAGTTGCTCCTTCTCCGTAGAACTGAGCGAGGTAGCGATCCATCGCCATCGCTGTGCCGATTGAGTTGCGGTTGGCCTCTAGTGGAGAGATGCCTCTGCGCCTGCCGGGGAGGATGATCCAATGGATTGCCTTGATCTGCGAGGTTGAGTATCGCTGTTTGTTGATTTCGTATTGGAACGAGCCATCGGTATCCGAATAAACATCCTTGATGCGCTGAGGATGCAGGTTCACCATCTCAACAGGCATCTCTCCTGCTTTGCGTGGAGCGTAGATGTAGGCGCATCCATGAGTTGTCAGGGTTAGAACTGTTTGGTGGATGAACTCAAACATGGTTTGGTGTTCGTTCGGCTTCTGCAGAACACTCGGAGTTGGCAGAACCTCAATGCGATCTCCTCGCTTGCGATACAACTCCAGAGGCATCGCGGCGATGGAGTCTGCGATGATGGAGACTGCAGAGAGGAACGCTGAAGATGCAAACGCTGACGCTTCGGTGACTACCTCACCTGAGTAGTTGGGGTAGTAGGGGCGAGCCGTGATTTGATACGGGTCGAGATCATAGGGAAGGGCTCGCTTCTCTCTGTTGCGCCACAAACTCATGCTGCGAGACCTCCTGCGAGGATGAGAAGGATACCTGCCGCGATGCAGGCTCCGGGGATGCTCCACGAGGCGATGCCGATAACGACAAGACCTGCGCCGATGATTTCTGCTGCTGTTGTGATGTGGGTTCTATTCATCGCCAAATGTTGAGAACCGTTGGGGCCGCCTCGGATCGCTGCCGTTTCGTTGCTCGATCTAACGCTAACACGAGAGCGATGCAGGCATCTATCTTACGCTTGCTCTTTCCCTTGCTCAGTCTCCAGCCCTGCTCAGTCATCCTCTGGGCTGCAGAGAGAACATGATCGCTGAGCGTTGGGCTCCCATCATGGGCGACCTTCCCGGCAACAATCAGTTCGTAGGCGTTTCCGCAGGCAGGTACCATCCGCTGTGCGCTCTGGGGGAACTCGACCATAGGGAGACCATCATCCGCAAGGGCCTCTGCTGAGCGTTGAAAGAACGAGGGGTCGTAGGCGAACTCCTGCACCTGATAGGAGGCGGCGAGCCCCCGGAGATGCTGCTCGACCTCTGCTACATCTACTCCCTGCTCGCTCGGGTTCCAGACTCGGGCTCGGACTACGAGGCGGTCATCCTGCGGCTGCGCTACGACTACGGCGATGGAGTCATGCTTCAACGCCATGTCTATCCCCACCCATACGGGGAGATCAGCGCGAAGAGCGAGGTCTGAGCGGCAGGCATCCCACGCCCCGATGGGGAGCCATGACTCCTGAGTGCGAACCCACTGATTGAGCCGCCATCTCCTGAAGGCAAGCTCGGCAGTCTGCTTCGTTGCGGCCTCTAGGTCTGCAGGATCGAGGAGCCCCTCAGCGATGTTCGGATTGGCCTGTTTCCATGCCTTGCGGTTCGTGATGGCGCAGTCTGCTGGAGCCTCCCACCACCAGAAGCCGAACTGCTCATCCGCGATCTCCCCGGAAGCGATCTGCTTGCCGTACTGATACTGCTGCCCACATACGGAGTCGAGGTCGTATCCGGCGGTAGTGATGGAGATGATGAGCGGCTCCAGCCTTGCGCCTGAGCCGAGGCTCATCTGATCGTAGAGATCGGGGCTCTGCTGGTTCCACAGTTCGTCGAACAGCACGAGGCTCGGGTTGAGGCCTGCCTGCGATCTGAACTCTGAGGAGAGAACCCTGAACACGGAGCCGAATCGAGGCATCTCTACGGCATCTCGATACACCTTCGTTTCAGCGGTCAGCATCGGAGAGGCCATAATCTGCGACTTGGCTTCGTTGAAGATGATCCTCGCCTGTTGGCGATCTCCTGCAACGGCATAGATCTCGGCTCCCGGCTCGCCTGCGACCATCCCGTAAACGGCAATCGCTGACCCGAGGAGGCTCTTGCCTTGCTTTCGAGGCAGGCCAATCAGAGCCCTGCGGTAGCGAAGTCTGCCATCGGGTCGCCGCTCATAGAGAGCCCGGAGGAGCCATCTCTGCCATGCGGTGAACTCCAGAGGATGCCCAGCCTTGAATCCTTTGAGAACCGTGAAATGCTCCCGGGCGAACTCAATGATCTCATCCCCATCGCTGGGCCGATGGATGCGAGGCGTGAAGAAGGTCGGAGCCCACCTGCTATGCGGAGCCGTGCCTCTTGGCGGCGATGCGTTTGTGGAGTTCGCTGAAGCCATGCTCCCTTATCTCACCGATCCCTAGCGTACCTCGATCAGTTGGAGAGAACCCTAGTTGCCCGAGGAGAGACTGCAGTTGCTTATCAAGGTCGCGGAGGGCTCGCCGCTTCCGCCAATCCTCGGGATTCTGCAGCACAGCCGCCCGGAGGATGATGCGCTCATCGGTCATCTCGCAGGCCATCAGCACTAACTCCGTGTCGAGGGATTGCTTGAGCCATGCGGCTCCTCCCTGCCAGACCTGATCCCAGAGAGCCCTCCCGAATCGGCCCAGAGTCCGAGGCGGTTCCAGCGTTTCCGAGGGGAATGCCCCCACGATGACCTCTGCGACCTGCGAGGGCAGGGCTCGCTTCCCGGGGTTCCCAAGTCGCCGCTTCTGCTCAGTCGGCTTCGGCCTGCGGCCTGAGCCTCTACCACCCATGTTGCGCCTCGATCTCTCTCATCAGAGCCTCCATCATAAACCTGCTTTATCTGCGGAGGCGCACAGAGAGA